TAGCCATCCGGCCATTGTCACCTATCGTAGCTCACTTCAGAGTCGAGCTACGTCAACGATTCGACGTGTGTCGATGCAATTTTCGACATGGGCTACGTCCACTGACTCCGTTAGCGGCCTCGTCACCAAGAAACCTCTTGTTGCGAGTATTGCCATTAACGTGCCAGCGGATATGACTATCGAGACCTCCGCTGCTGACGACTTGATTGGGAATCTTTTCAGCTTCCTTTATCTAAGCGTCACGTCGAAGGTCCGCGACACCACTTGGCTTGCAAAGCTCCTGTATGGAGTTCCGCAGGTTAAGTGATGCGGCACGAGGTTCTTATTAGAACCTCGGGTGGGCGTTTATCGATAATCATCGATGATGCCTTTTGCCAATCGTTAGGGGAGTCCGTCTACAGGAATAGAGAGGTTGTCTCTCTTTTCCTCGCAAGTTGGATTTCCCTCCTGGCAGATAGTCCACTCTCTCCTGAAATGAAGCCTAAAAGACTTTATCGTTCTTTCCTCAAGAGGATTCAAACGGTAGGTCTTAAGGCTATCATCTTAGGATACTCTGATTTAGCTCATGAGCTTGTCGCTCGACAAAGTCTTATGGGCTCAGGCACCTCAATAGGTGACTGGATAGATGATTTCAAAGATACACCTGTATTCTTTGAGTATCATAGATTCTATCAAATCAGAGACGTCAAGTTGTTGGATTTTCTCTATACATTCCTCAACTTCGGTAAGAAGTTGGATTTTATAGATGAATCCTTCAATTCAGCTGCCTTTCGCAGCTGGCTTGACGTAGAGGAAAGACTAGGTGATCTACTGCTTCCTGAGGATCTTACTTCTTATTTGAAGAAGATTCTTCTGAAGCTACTACCCACCTTTGAGATTGATGACCTTCGACCAAAATTTGGTCCAGGCTCAGTTCAAGAACGTGGTGTAGTTGGTCGGATTGGCAAGTTAAAATCTCTTGCTTATGATCCGATCATAGATCGCTTCCTTTTCCATGGCCATATAGGAAAGTATGGTATGGGAGAGGATTTAGGTATCTCAGCTAGTAGTGTCATACCTGACCCTTCTAGTTGGGATCCTGCTAGAGGTATTAGCTCCCGCATTTCACGTCTAATGTTTGTTCCAAAGAATATGAAGACTGCTAGATCCATTTGTATGGAACCTAACACTCTGATGTTCTTTCAACAAGGCATACTAGACCAAATGCTGAGGCTGATAAGAGGTTCTGAATATCGAAATTTTATCGATATCAGATCGCAGGATAGGAATAGAATGCTCTCTGACATCGGCTCTTATACCGGTGACATTGATACTCTAGATCTATCCGCAGCTAGTGATAGCGTAAGTGTTGATCTTGTTAAGAGGATATTTCCTCCTAGCTGGTTGATACCTATGCTCGCCACTAGAACCGGCAGCGTTTACCTTCCTGATGGTTCAGTCTATAACCTAAGGAAGTTTGCGCCAATGGGTTCTGCACTATGCTTTCCGACGCAATGTATAATCTTTGCGTCAGTCTGCATTCTTGCATCTCTTATTTATACCTACGAGACCGAGGACGAAAGTCCTGCACGGCCACTGTTCCTAGACTGGATATATGATAATTGTCTGCGTGTGGTGAGGAGTTTACCTTACTACTATCAGTATAACAATCATCAGCTCAGTCCAATGGCTGTGTATGGCGACGACATTTGCCTTGATAGTCGGCTTACTGTCATCGTCAAGTCCATCTTGACTTCTCTAGGCTTCACCGTCAACGATAACAAATCGTTCTGTGGCTCGCAATCTTTTCGCGAGTCATGTGGCGGCTACTACCTAGATGGTCACGACATTACCCCTTTATACTTCCGTATCAAGGGTGTTCGGAGGCAGCTAGCCCCTGAACATGTCGTATCACATGTCCATCTCATTAATGCTGCTTTTGGGAAGGGATATAAGAATTTATATCGCTTTCTCAGGAGAACATTAGTAACGTGGGAGTGCGGCGGTCGGTATAGGAATACCAATTCGTCGTATATTTCTATTCCCTACGTTTCTGATCCCGAAAGCTTTGGTATAATGGTTGCATCGACTCCAAAGAATAATCATTTGGAGACTAGATAACCCTGACTACCAACGTGACGAGATTAGAGTATGGACAATCTCATATCTTCATAAGGTCGATGCAGGCAATCTTTTACCTGTTGTCGATTCCTATGAGTATATGAGGTGGTGGGCTAGTCATAAAGTGCAGAGACTTTCTGACGAAGATAATCCGTCAGCTGCACGATATGACACCGGTGGTCCCGGCCTACGCTGGAGATGGATACCAGCTTAGGAACCTAGCGAG